TGGCCCATGCAGCGTTCCACGTTGTCGACGAACCAGCGCTTGCCGTACATGGGCACGATGGGGATGCACTTGCCAGCGATGTAGCCGCAGTCCTCGAGGATCTTGGCGCCTGACAGGATGTACTTGCGGACGCGGCGACGCTTGATGTTCTTCTGGCGAACCTCACGGCTGCCAACAGCCAGCAGGCGCTCTTCCAAGGTCTCATCAGCCTCGAAGTCTGCATCCTTGTAGCGTTCCTCATCGCCGTTCAAGGTTTCCCAGACGTAGACAGTCTCGCGTGTTTCCTCGACGCGGTAGTACTCGGCCACGAAGACGACGTCGGGCGTCAACCAGTCGAACTCGTACTGATGGACTTCCTTCGGCCATGAGGCAGGGTCATCGCCCCACTCATCCTTGTACGCCTGGCGCGTCATGGATGTGATGACGAAGCAGCGCTTGGCGTCTGCCTTGTCTTGGCGCTTGGCGTTCAGGTCAAAGAACACAGACGAGTCGGCATCGAAGATCGGCTCAATGCGGATCCGCTGCTTCTCATCTTCCTCGTCCTCTTCGTTCTCGTACACAGTGCGCAGACGCCAGGCTCCAAAGCCACCGGCCACACCTTCCTCGAAGGCATTGTCGTAAGCTTCCTCAGCACCACTGTCCTGCTCATCAGCGCGGTACAGGCCATCACATGTGTCAGCCAGCTTGTCGTACTCCTTGCCTTCCTTGCTCACGAAGTCAACGGTGATCCGGTTGTTGCGGTACTCGTTGATGATCCGGATGACGGCCAAGTGGATCTTGTTCACCTCGAATTTCGGCTTGTTCTCGTAGATGTCCCAGAGTGGGCCTTCCCACTGGCTGCCTGCCAGGCTGTAGAAACGACGGTCCTGCAGGCACTGCAGGCGCTCGTCCCTCAGCGCAGACTGAATGTTGTCAAACTCAGTGAGCGCCTCAGCGTGCAGATTGGCAAGCTGCTGATCTCTGGAAATTCTGGCCATAGCGAGTCCTCATTTTTCGACATTCTCTCACCATTTGTGCATGACTGGCAATGGTGTGAAGTTGTGGGGTTTGGAAGGCTGCGCGCGCCGCACGCCTTCGCAGGCGTAGCGCAGGGCATCAATCACGTGGTTTTTCTTGTCCTCCAGGATCGGGAGCACCTTGCCGGTGATCGGGTCGGTCTTGTAGGAGTACAGCGTCAGTTCGTCGATGGTGTGCAGGCAGCGAGGGTGCACCACGATGTCGTAGGACTTGAGCCACTCGACGCCTTCCTCGACCGACTTCGGGCCTTTGACGGCCGACATGATCTTCGGGAAACCGTGCCGCTTCATGTGGCTGATGGTCTCCGGCCTGGCCGAGTCGGCCACGATGGGCCACTTCTCGGCCTCCGGCACGGTCATGAACAGGTCCGGGGTGTTCACGATCTCGCAGCCCACCATGTAGGCCTCGTGGTCGATGTAGAGCGTGCGGCCAATGATGTGGCAGCGCACCAGCACGGTCGGGTCAGACGCGAAGCCCCAGTCAGCGCCCAGGCGGTGGATGGCGTCCTTGGGTTCCTCGAACTCTTCGACGCGCCAGTTGCGGAAGACCCGGCTGCTGCTGTTCTGCAGGTAGCCACCACGCCAGACATGTGCGTACTTGTCCGGGTCGCGCCCTCGGTCGTACTCCATCTCTGCGCGCAAGACGTCCGGGAACCAGGGGTTGTCGTCGAAGTTGACCTCCAACACCACAGCGTCCGGTGGGGGCTTGTCGCCGCGCAGCAGGGCATCGACCGGATCGGTCGCCAGCGCCGGGTTCCAGGTGAACCACAGTTCGGACTCGGGCTTGCGGATGGTTGGCCGCAGCAGGTCCAGGCTGCGCTGGGACAGCGACTGCGCTTCCTCCACCCAGGCACGGTCGTAGCCCTCCAGCGACTTGATCGAGTCGGCCGTGTGGTTCTGCATGCCCTGGAAGATGATCAGGCCGTCGCCCTTCTTGGACTTAATGACGGCCTCCTGCACTTCGAAGTACGCGCCAGCATTCATCTGCTCGATCTTGAGTTCGAGCAGGCGCTTGACCGACTGAGCCAGCGACTTCTGGACCTCGCGCACGCAGACGCTGCGGCTGCCCTGGTCCATGATGTGCGCCTCGATCAGCATCTCGGCAAAGGTGTGCGACTTGCCAGATCCACGGCCGCCGTGTGCGCCCTTGTAGCGCGCAGGCTGCAGCAGCGGGACAGCCCACTCAGGCGTCTGAATTTTCAGTGTCGGCTTTGCCACGAATGACCACTCGCTCGATCTTCGCAAATTCCAGGGGAGCGCCGTCTGCGCCGGTCAGCTCATGCGCCCGCTTTTCCTTCCAACCCATCTGCGATTTCGTCCACCATATTAGCGCAGCCGTCTCGCCGCCGATTGCTCGGTTAAATAGCGTTTGACCAATCTTTGCGCTGGCCTTGGCCTTCCCCGCCTTCAGCTCCTTGGCAAAATACTGGCGTATGACATCCGTGCAGACGCCATCGCGCACCAGCGCCCCTATCTGATCATGCGGCAAGCCCACACCCGCCATAGCCTCCACCTGCTGGCGCTCCTTAGCCGTCGGCTCAAAGGGTTTACGCCCCGCGCCGTCCCGTGCGCCGCCGTGACCGTTTATAGCGGGGGGTTTTTCAAGTTTAGCCATGGGCTTTATACCTACGCGACTGCGCAGAACCGCTCCATGAGCCGTGCCTGTGCCTGCGCAATAATAGCCTCTGGGTCTTTGCCTACCTGACGCATGAATGCGGGGTTGGTATAGCAGTCCTGCGCCGTTTTGAATAGATTTGTGTCCTCGCTACGGTCGTGGAACTTGCTAGCGATAGAGACCGCGCGACGGGTATCGCCCGCCTCTAGTGCTGCGCGTATGGTGTTTGTTTTACTCTGCATAATTTTCTCCTTTTGCGTCTTCCTCTATCTTAGCAAGAATATCGGCGACATCGACAACACCGCATCTTTTTGATGCTTTCGCGCCATCCCCCTTGACAAATACTAAGATATTTTGGTGCGTCTTACCCAGCTTGCGCCCCGATGAGAACTGCTTACCAGCCCTGATAGGTAGGCTGCCTACGCATGTGATGAGGATCGCCTCGTTATAGTAGTGCAGCCCCGCGTCCCTGAAGGCTTGCACGGTATCGCCCACGAAGTCGATATAGTTACCCTTTTTATCGCGCACCTCACCCACCACAAAACAAGCAAAGCTGTCGGGTTTTAGGCGGTCGCAAGCCTTTTTGATAATCTCAAAATAGACATCACGGAAGTCGCTGTACTTCATTGTGCTTAAATCTTTAGGGTCGTCGCTGTAAACCTCCAGGTCGGAATATGGCGGGCAGCTAAACACCATGTCCGCCTCTACATCCGCGCAGGTGCGGTCTATGGTGCGGCTGTCCCCGCAAATCCACGCTGGCGGGTGCTCATCATCGACGCATAATTCGCCGCCCTGCATACGGTTCGCATCTACCTGTTCCTGTCGTAGCTCGTGCCCTATGTAGCGCCTACCTGGCTTGCTTGCGACGATGCCGCGCACGGATCCACCAGCGAAAGGGTCAAGCACAAGCCCGCCCACGGGCGAGAACCAGCGGTAGGCGATTTCGCACAGCACGGGGTCGAATATGCTTGTTCCAGTTGCTGTTTCGCTCCCAATTATCGCGTTAAGCGAATCCTGAGAATCAAATGAGGTTGCGGCTGCTTTATTCTTTGCCCGTTCAATTGGCATAGCTGCCCCCCCTGGTATAGCGTTCGCCTTAGCCATTTATCGCCTTTCCCGCGCCGTCGCCGCGTTGTTTTTTGCTGTAGTCACACGCTGGTCTGGCGCTGCCGCCTGGCGCTGCGTTGGCGTGTTGTCTGGGTTCACTCCCCATGTTGCCCCCCCCCCCCACGCCCAAGCTCAGACTTAATCCCAAGCGCTAGCCATGCGCGCTTCCTGTCCTGCCACCAGCCCTCGCGCGCATTAAGGACGCTGAACGGGGGGAGCATAAATCTATCCGCTAGGCTTCCTTTGCCGCTAGCGTCGCCTTCGCCTGTTTCTAATTCTGCCTCAACATCCTGCATCTCCAGCAGCTCATCCGCGCTAAAGCCGATCAGGTCTAAATCAAACCCCATGCCGTCTAGCTCGTCTAGCTCCAGCTTCAGCAGCTCCTTATCCCAGCCCGCATTTAGCGCTAGCTGGTTATCAGCGATTACATAGGCTTTTTTCTGCGCGTCCGTCCAGCCCTTTGCAATCATCACGGCCATCTCGGTCTTGCCCAGCTTACGCGCCGCTAGCACCCTGCCATGCCCCGCAATGATGCCGCCATCCTCATCTACCAGCACGGCGCTAGTAACCCCCCATTCTTTCATGGAGGCGGCTATCTGCGCTATTTGCGCCTCTGAGTGCGTGCGGCTGTTGCGCGCGTAGGGTATCAGGCGCTCTATGTCCCAATGCTCTACCGTGTCCGACGGGTTAGCGCTTTTCTTCATATCTTGCCCTCGTTGCTATTTTGCTACATCTTAGCATCGCGCACCATTCGGTACACAATCACCCGCTTCGTCCGCATAGTCTTTGTAATATCGCTCGGCCAGCGCTTGCAGCAGCAGGCCAGTTGGGCGCAAGTTCATGCGCGGCGCGCCTCTTTGGCGAATGCCATTGTGCTTGTACTGCACATGGCGCAACGCTTTAATTGCCGTGCTCAACTCTGCGGCGAGCTGGCCAATGGTCGGGTCTTTCGGCATTGTCTGAAAGATGCCCGCCAGCACAGCAGCGGCGCGATTTCCCATTTTGGCTTGGAGGTCTGTCATTTTGGGCTTCCTTTCCGCTCAGGCTGTGAACTCGAAATCGTCAACGGTCAGGATGCTCTCGTGACCATCGTATTCATAGACGGTGAATTTCACGCCCTGCGCAACCCAAACCACCTCTAAGGTATCCACGCCGCCGCAGTAGATGTCAGGATGCACCGCCTTCGCAGCACGCATCGCTTTCGTCTTGTTGCCGTCCAGCAATGCTTGCGCTATATCCGCATCAAACAGCAGGAATTCGGCGCACTTTTCGTTCCATGTGCTCCAACCAGCGCCGTAGCCTGGCGAAATAACAACAGCCACTTTGCCGTCTTTGATTACTTTGTTCATTTGGGCTTCCTTTTGCTTCTATTGTTCAGGTTTCAAACGTCGCGTTTACGGTCAGACCAGCAGTCGCTGCACCAGTGTGAGAAGTCCAGCTCGCCATGCACCTCGTCCAAAAAAGGATCTTCCTGCCACTCAACAGTCTCATTCGACGCGCCGCATGAGTCGCAGGTGCTATAACCTGCAACCTCTTTTACTTCATTCATTTTGGCTTCCTTTAGTTCGTCTCTCCGATCCTATGCCCCTTGCTGGCGCATGTGCCACCTGCTTCACCTGCACGGGCTTGCAGCGCGATTGCGCCTCCATTTTTTTACGGTAATCATTTGTGCAATCGTCGCAAATTGTCACTCCCTTTTCAGCCGAGCGCCTTAGTAGGGTTTGCCACTCCTCATACTCGCGCTCGCTGTTAAAGCAAGGCGGCTTTTCAGCGCTCTCTTGCTTCATTTCGCGCCCTTTTTCTTACCACCTTGGATAGTGGCCATTGGCGGCCTGTATGGGCGCAGCTCTTGACCTTGCCTGCTTTTGAGCTTTAGGAAGTCCTCCGCGCCTGGGCGCAGGGTTGGCTTTGGCAGCCCCCACGGCTCGCGTGGGTCAGTTGTGGCGTTATTGATGGGGTTATCTTTCTGTTGCTTCATTCTTTTTCCTTCAGCTTAGACGAGACCAAGTGCGAATAGCCCTCGATGTCGTGCCAATGGTCGTGTGTGTTTGGATTTCCATTTAAAATGCGGGCGATTTTATGCACCAGCATCTCTAGCGCTTCTTTTTTATCATCAGAGAGGCCGCCCCATCCTGATGATTGGCGCATGGCTTTCTTCATCGCCTGGCTAACTGCTGCGTGACTGCTGAAGTCGCCATGCGTCTGCTGGCGCTGCGCCAGTGTCTCCTCGATGCTCATTGCCATGCCCCCTTTGTTATCCTGATGATTTCCAACGCGCGCTCCATCATCATCTCGGTGCCACCCATTCTGCCTCGTGGCGGCTTGGTAGCTTATCGCAACTCCCCGCGCTTGCAGGGATAACGGCGACGCATTCGCCTGTACGGTGGCGATATTGCACCACTGGCAAGCTTAGCTGCCAATACACAAAGGCCATGAGGCCAATGGCTACGGCAAAAGCCGCGAATATGTCTTTAATCACTTAATTTCCTTCATCATTTTGCTGGCCTTTTCCTCAGCCAGCGCATCATCTGCTGCATGGTCTAGGTGCTCCAGCACCCAAACCGCCAGTTTCTTGCCCTCCCACCGTGCAGCCTGTGCGTAGGCTGCCTTTTGTGGCTTTGGCAAATCCACCACTAAGGTGGTTTTTTCTTGACTATTGTTTTGCAAACGCTTCGGCTCGCGCCGCCTCCAATGCTTGTTTTGCCGCAACGCCGTTGGCATCGTTTTGCAATACCAGGGCGACGATAGCCTTGCGGCCTACTGGCTGGACGGTTGCGCCGCACGGCAACGATTTGAGCATTTTGCGCGCCGCTGCGTATGTTGTAGTGATTTTAGCCATTTCATTCTCCTTTCCAAGCTCCCCCCTGGCGGGTTGCAGCGTTTTTGCTGCGATGGGTGAACTATAACTCAAAAAATCAGCTTTTGCCGAATTCTTGTGTAAATAAATGTAAAGCCGCTTGCCCATCTTCTAAAAAAAAGCCTCACGGCGCGTACTGCTGTTCGCGGCCAGCTCTGGCGGCGTATAGAAAACGCCACGGTCTTTAAACTATTGTCGTATTGTTTTTAGGTCATGTGTGCTCATTCTGGTTTATCCAATATTTATTACTGTGTTAAAAGAATAAAATCGGCCTTGGCTTTCATAATCATTTACTCCAAAACATTAAACAAAACAAACGACTGCCAACGAATCCCCCTACCCGCCAGCCAATCGCCAACGCCGCCCCAAAAAATCGCCATGCCCGATCATTGGTGCAATCTTCCTACCGCTGCCAATGCCAGAGCGTTACCAAAGCCAAAGCTAGCCACATGGCCAAAATTTTGCGGTGACGGGACAAGCCAACAAACAGTTGGGGACAAGGGGACACACCCTAAAGGTGTGTGTCCCCGTTTGTCCCCAGATTCTGTTGTTTTTGTGCCGAATCGGGGACAAAGTGACAAAAAGTGATTGTCCCCGATTGTCCCTTTTGTCCCCAAGTGTCCCACTGTATAAATTCACAGTCATTTTGCCCCCCAAGATCAGCTCATCGCCGATAGATTCATGGCGCTGGCGTAGGTTCCATCGGTCACCGTGAAACCATGCGCGGCCTGAG